GGTGGTCGTCGAATTGTTAAACTCGTTACTGGCACTTATTGTAGCCGTGCTGATAACACCCATACGATAGCGTTGGACGAATATGGTGAGGTTTGGATTTGGGGTAACAATAACTACGGACAAATCGGTACTAAGAACGGTACTGGCGCAAATGAGAGTCTCAATACTGGTGCCAGAATCAATAACACATCTTACATTACTAGCCCATACAATTTAAACAGAGACTTGTATTTTGGTGGTCTTAGAATTATTGACATCGCTGCTGGTTATGAAAGTTCTTATGTGATGACAGAAGATGGGCGTCTCTGGGCATGGGGTCGTAATAACTACGGACAATTGGGATACCCAACAAATTCTGGTTTTGAATCATCCGACCGTAGCTATGAGCCAAAAATGGTTCCTATTAACTTTTCTAGCTATGGCGGTGTCCAGAAGTTTATTGTGAATAGTAGTGAGAACTATGATAACTTCTGGGTTCTTGATGGGCAAGGACATGTTTGGAACTGTGGTTATAATGGTTCTGGTCTACTAGGCAGAAATAACGAAACTAGCGATACTAATGCTTCTACCATGATTAGAGTTTCATCAACATATTCATGGAGCATTGGTGGTGGTGTTGAAAATCTGTGGGTTGGTGGCGGTGGTCAGAACAATGCGTTCTTCTTGTCTTCCTCTAATCAATTGTGGGGTTCAGGTCATGGTGGTCATTATATCTTCGGAACAACCACATCAAATAGAACTTCTCCAACACTAGTATATGGACCAAACGGTGTTATCACTGACGTTGTTCAAGTAACACAGGGTGGTAGATCAGGTGGTAACCATTATACAATTCTAGACGCCTCAGGTGTTGCCTATGGTGGTGGATGGAATGGTTATGGTGCTGCTGGTTTTGGTACTACAGATTATGCTGGCAATCAACACTATCGTCAACAGCAAGTTGGATCCAATTCTACTGCTACTGGTTTCCAGCGAGTTATGATGGCAAGAGAATTTATTAAAAATACAAAACTTATCTGGGGATGTGGTGATTATGATGGAACATCAAGTCATATCGTGCACGCATTCTTCATGAGTGCTGATGGAGATGTTTGTGTAGCAGGCAGAGATTATAACTATAATTTCCCATGGCAAGGACATGCTTATGCCCCACAGCCAGTACATAACGCAACGTAAAGGAAACGTAAATGAGAAGAATTATATCACAATCCAATGACAGTAGCGTATACTTTCCTGAAATCTTTGCTAAGAGCCGAGTTTTAGAAGAAGATATTACTATTAAAGAAGATGGTGTAGATAGAGAATATAAAGTAGGGCAGGTTGACCCTACTTATGTTCCTGAAGTTGAAGCTGTCCCTTTAGTTTGTTTTGATGGTAGATGGTATCACTCTGTCCACCAAGATATTACAGAGGAACTGCTAGCAGCAGAAGAAAGTCAAGATTACATCGTAGAAGACGCATCTAAATATAATGATATTATTAAAACAGCATATGAAACGAATGCTGAAATTAAATCAAAGATGGATGCTGATTCAACATACGCAAGTTGGTTGGGTGCTACAGAATACGACCCCGAATTATTTGATTCTTATGAAGACTTATATAAAAAATCAATTGTTCCAGTTGGGTTTGATTACATAGCAGATCTTGATACAATGATTCCTGAAGAAATTGTAATTGAATCTCCTGATCTTCCAGAATTAAGATTATTTTATTCAGAAACGCCAGCAGATGTAGAAAACACAATCCTTGGCACCCCAGATATTTCAGAAGAACTTAATACAGAGGAAGGTGTATAATGATTAACGCATTACACGGTGATATTGATATTTCGCAACTCAAACAAAATTGGAAGGGTGAGTGGGATGTTGGTACAATTTACCGTCGGAACGATACTGTTAGCATTAATGGACGAATGTACGTTTGTATCAATGATGACTTAAAAGAAAATTTAAGATTCGGACCAAGCACCAAGCCTGATATTAATTCAACTAACTGGTTGGCTATCTCTCAAGGTTCTAAAATGCGTGGGCAGTGGGCGATCCATCAGTATTGGCAACAAGGTGATATCGTAAAATATAATGGTGACATGTATCAATGTCTCGTTGATCATTATGATGGTCATCCAATCTATGAAAACGGTGCTTTAACGAACAAATGGATTTTAACTGCGAAATCTGCCAGAGAAAATAAACATAAAAACCACATCTGGTTCGGTAACTACCCTCCAATGGGTTGGACTAGAAACTGTGGCGAAACCAATGAAATGTATGGTAATGCTGGTTCAAACAGAATTGCTACTATCAACGGTAAGTATCAGATGACATTCCTTGGAATGAAACATGGTGGTCACCAAGGTGGTGGTATTGGCGAAACTAGCAACTGGAACGTTGGTGGATCACCTGACTACACATGCTCTATGTATACTCATGGTATGACTGCTGCATTTGACTTCTGGGATTATAAAGATAACTATCGTCCTTCAATCACAGGAGAACCTCCTCGTGTCATCCAATACACTTCAAACTTAAATCATAACTTAGTTTTGTTTGATAATGGCGAAGTTTATCATATTGGATATGGTGGGCATGGTCAATCAGGTGATGGTACTACAAGTACATACCATTACGCTAGACGTGTTGGTCGCACTGGTGGGCGTGGTACAGGTGTTTTAAGAGACGTCCATGTTATCAAAGTTGGTCAATCAACTAAAGGTGGTGATGGTACCGATCTTGACACACACAGCTGTTTCGTTATCTCTGATACTGGTAAAGTTTGGACATGGGGTTATAATGGTTATGGTCAGCTAGGTCACGGTAATACAAGCAACTATTCTGTACCAACTCAAATTCCACAGCACTGGTTCCATAATAAGAAAATTGTTGACGGTTGGATGTATGGTGTTGACTATCAATCAACTGTATTCCAAACTGAAGATGGTGATTTGTATTTCTGTGGTTATGCTGGCTATGGTGGAGGCACAGGTAACACAGGCTACAACTATCGTCCAGAAATAATTAAATATGACTGGCAGAAGTTTGGTGGTATCAAGAAGGTTATTGCTTTCGGTGATGGTTCTCACAACTCCATCAACGTACTAACGCATGACGGTAATTTACATAATACTGGTTATATGTCTAATGGTTCGTATTCATGGACAGGTGCTGGTGCTACTAGAACCACATGGATCGCTCATATGCGTCCATTAATTGATACGTTTAGAGCAAATGCTAATGCTCTTGGCATTGGAAGAAAAGATAAACATCTAACTTCATTGATCAACATGGCTGGTCAAGTTGAAGATTTCTGGATTAACTATCGTATTACTTCTGGTCAGGGACACTTGGTTATGAAGGAAAAAGATACAGGATTGATGTATTCGGTTGGTCGTTATAATGGTGTCGTAGCATCATATGACGTACACAAAATGGTGAATGAACATAGTGGTGATAATCCAGTTGGTACCAATCCTGGTGGTGTTGCATTCCCTGTCCCAGTTGTTACTGGACCAATGACAGATATTTGTTATGTTGCTTGTGGTGGTAGTGATGATGGCGCAACATTCCTTTATCTAAACCGAGATGGTAGAACATGGACTAACGGTTATGATGGTGGTTATGCTGGTCGTGGTATTGGTCACTGGACTTCAAACCCTGATGACTTTTTCCGCAAAAACCAAACTCTACCGTTCGAAGTTTATTTCTCAGACTACACGCCTGTTATGCCACGATTCCAAGAGAATGTAACTATGGTACAACCTCAAACAGAAGGTACGTCTAATGGTTTCTTCTTTATCGCTGATAATAATAGAATTGTAGGTACAACTAACCAATCTTGGTATTATGGCTTTGACGTTGTTTTCAGCTCAGCACGAAGTGGTGGATATTTGGGTGGATACACAAGTTTCAATTTTTAATCAACATTTAAATTCTTAGGAACCTCAAATCCCTCAGCTTATAAATAAAGAAGTAAACTGAGGGATTTTTTCAAATGGCAACAATTAGCAATATATACGTGGACGCTGGAAGCACATATAGTAATATTATTACTGTAAGCGCATCTAATGGATCAGCATTAGATTTGACAGGGTATTCTGTCGCTTCCCAGATGAGGAAGTCGTACCAATCCAGCACAGCATATGCATTCACGGCTAGCATTTACAATGCCACTGCAGGCAAAGTGAGATTACAACTGACTGATGAACAGTCGGAAGCAATCCCAGCAGGCAGATATCTTTATGATGTAGAAATAGAGTCACCTTCTGGGACACGTACTCGTGTTGTTGAAGGGATTGTAACTGTAACTCCGCAAATTACTAAGGTTTAACGTGGCAGAAACATACGCAGTCATATCAGAGGACGAGGCACTGCAAGTTGCAGTTGCTGAAAACTCAATTACGTTGGCATCAACTAACACAACGAATCCTAGCGTCGTAGAATCCCTCTCGAACGTCGCTGATGTTGATACCACAACCAAACTAAACGGCTCTGTTCTGGTTTATAAAACGTTAACAAATAAGTGGACAGCCACAACCACCCTCGATGCACAGAACATGGAAGGTGGAGAATTCTAATTGGAGACATAAAAGATGGCATCAATCATCCGAATTAAACGTTCCAGCACTAGCGGAAATCCAAGTACGCTAGCAGCTGGTGAACTCGCATATTCAGCATTAGCCGATAACGGTTCCAATGGAGGCGAACGCCTTTATATTGGTATTGGTACAGAAACAAACGGAAATGCAGCTAACCACCTAGTTATTGGTGGTACAGTATTTACAGATAGACTCGACCATGTTCCAGGGGTGCTAACAGCATCTTCTGCACTCATTGTCGATGCTGATAAAAAATTAGATCAACTACTTGTTGATAATCTATCACTAAACGGTAATACACTAAGCACTACAAATGCTAATGGTGACTTGATTCTTGCCCCAAATGGAACAGGAACGGTATCATTAACAGGCACTAAAGCATCCACAAGCACTTCTACTGGCGCATTGATTGTTGCTGGTGGTGTTGGTATTGCTGGCGATCTATATCTTGGTGGTACATTTTCTGGTCAAGCAGCGTCTTTCACCAGTTTAAACAACACGCCAATTGGTAATGTAACACCAAGCACTGGCGCATTTACCTCTGTTGTAGTAGATAACATTACTGTTGATGGTAACTCCATCACATCAACTAATACAAATGGTAATATTACTCTCCAACCAAATGGTACTGGTGCGGTAAATCTATACAATCCATATATCGAACAAGCTGGCTCTCTTGTAACTCTTACTGAGTATATTCAAGACGTTGCTGGTGGTGGTATTGTTGACTCTGCAGAAATTGACTCAACCTACGATGATGACGCTGGTACTACTAGCCTAGTTCTTATCGCTGGTTCTATCGCCAATTCTAAGCTAACAAATTCTAGTATCAATATCTCAGGAGATTCTGGTTCACCTGATGCTGTTGCGCTTGGTGAAACACTATCAATCACTGGTGATACTGGTATCACCACATCAGTTGGTGCAAATAGTTTAACCATTGATCTAGATGATACTACGGTAACTCCTGGGTCATACGGTGATGCGACTAACATCCCAACATTCACTGTTGACCAACAAGGTCGTTTGACAGCTGCTGGTTCTGTATCAGTCGCAACAACTCTAAACATCGCTGGCGACACAGGTGCCGATGGCGTATCAATTCTATCAGATACTTTAACTTTCACTGGTGGTGAAGGTATTGATATTGCTGTAACAGATAATACTGTAACAGTTTCTGGTGAAGATGCGACTACAACCAATAAGGGTGTGGCATCTTTTGCAGCTACAAACTTTACTGTTACTGGTGGTGCTGTTGCTGCTAAAGCAATTACGCTAGGTGGATCTACTCTAGAACTAGGTTCAACTACTGCCTCATTGACAGGGTTGACAAACCTTGGTGTTCTCGGTGTTACTACACTTGGTGGAACATTAGGTGTTACTGGCGCAGCTACTCTAAGTTCTACATTAGACGTTGCTGGTAACTTTGCAGTTGCTACAAATAAGTTTACCGTCTCTGCTACCTCTGGTAATACCACAGTTGCTGGTACAATGGGTATCACTGGTAATACTACTGTTGGTGGTTCCTTTGGTGTCACTGGTGCTACAACTCTTGGTGGCACACTAGCAGTAACAAACGATCTTGCTATTAACACTAACAAGTTTAACGTTACAGCAGCTTCTGGTAACACATCTATCGCTGGCACATTGGGTGTCACTGGTGCTACAACTCTTGGTGGCACGCTAGGTGTTACTGGTAATGCTACTGTTGGTGGAACACTTGCAGTAACTGGAACTTCTTCGTTCAACGGTACTGTTGACATGAATTCCAACACTATCGCTAACTTGGCAGAGCCAGTTAACGATGCTGATGCTGCGACAAAATACTATGTTGATAATGCTGTTACTGGCTTGTCCTACAAAGATGCTGTTAACTTACATGCAGATAGTAATGTAGCACTAACAGGTTCTACTTCTACTCTAGTAATTGATAGCCACGCTGCGCTTGATCAGGCAGACGATGGAACTTATCGTCTATTGTTAACTGGACAGACAGACTCCTCTGAAAACGGTATCTATGTCTATACAGACAATGGAACATCTTATACTCTTGTTCGTGCAGATGATGCTGATACTTACCAAGAACTAGATGGTTCTTCAGTATTCGTTCAAGAAGGTACTGTATACGCTAATACTGGTTGGGTTCAAACTAACCATTACTTAACATCATTCACAGGACAGACTTGGGTTCAGTTCTCTGGTGCTGGTGCTTATACTGCTGGTTCTGGTCTAACACAATCAGGTACGATCTTTAACGTTGGTGCTGGTAATGGTATCACAGTAACTGCTGATGAGGTATCTCTAGCAACCTCTGTGGCTGGTGACGGTTTAACTTATACTGATGGTGTTCTAGATGTTGTCGGTACTGCTGATCGCATCACAGCTGGGGCTAATAGTATTGATATTGCATCAACATATGTTGGTCAATCTTCTATTACCACACTTGGCACAATTACTACTGGTGTGTGGAATGGCACATCAATCGCCGATGCTAATATTAATGATGATTTGACAATTACTGGTGGTGTTATCAATGCCACTCCAATTGGTCAAACTACTGCAGCAGCTGGTTCGTTTACTACTATAACTACTTCTAGCACAGCAGCCTTTACAGGTAGCTTATCAGTAAATACTAATAAGTTTACCGTTGCTGGTACGACTGGTAATACTGCTATCGCTGGTACACTAGGTGTTGATGGTAATGTTATTGTTAACGCTAACTTAACTGGTGCTGGTGCTGGTGCGTCTTTATTGGATGGTTTTGAAATAGACGGTGGCACATATTAAATAAGTTGGCTAAATAAAAGTGAGGGGGTGAGGTTTTCCTCACCCACCCAGTATATACTGGTTAAATTGTTCTACATAGAATAGGTTATAATGGCAAACTCTATTAAATTAAGAAGATCTGCAGTTTCAGGTCGTGTTCCTTCTACGGGAACGCTAGACCTCGGAGAACTTGCAATTAACACCTATGACGGTGACTTATTCTTCAAAAAAGATCAAACAAGTACTGGTGGTATAGACTCTATCGTTTCTATTGCCACATTAGATGGTACACAGACTCTCACAAATAAAACTCTAACAGATCCTACAGTTGACACACTCGGCGCAAGCGGAGAATTTGTGTTGGTCAACGGCACTCAAAAATTAGGGTCTTCAGATATTTTAACCTTAGAAAATGGTAAACTAAAGGTTAATAACGATTGGTTCTTACCGACCACCGCTGGCAATTTGCCTAAATCATATCTATCGACAGATGGATCTGGTAACACCCAATTTGAAACTCTTGAACTCGGAGACTTAACAAACGTCTCAACATCAGGAGCGACATCCCAACAAATCCTTATCTTCAACGGATCCTCATGGGTTGTTGGTGATAACGATTCTGTTGTTGCCTCTGCGATTTTCGCACCACAGGCAACATCTGATTTGGGGCTAGTAACAGAAGCAACTAACCTTTCTTCGATTGAAAATCTTGGTTTTGTATATGAGACGACAGTGCAAATATACGATCTGGGGCAACTTAAACTAGATGGTATTGTGTCATTAAGTAATATTGACCAATCCGTGAAGGCTGATTATATCGGCTACGCAATTATTTTTGGATTCTAAAGGATGAAACAATGGCAAGACAACTGATTGAAAAATATATTTTCTCACCAAATGTAGCTGGTCTCGGAACAGTTAAATTTCCTGGAAAATGTGATGAAACGCAACTATTGATTATTGCGAACAAAACTGTTCAGGATAACATTTACGCTATTGGCGATCCAACACGCACTGGTTCATTATCTTATGATCCAGACAATAATAGTCTATTTGACTCTGAACAAAGTGGTGTTACTACTGTAACATTCTCACGTGATACGTCATTGATGCAGGCAAACCATAAGATTGCCATTTATACTGACGCACCAAGACAAATCGGTAACATTGTTCGTCCATACGCTTTCGGTGTTGACGCTATTGAGCGTATGCGTGTATCAAATCCAACATCACTAATTGATGCTGACTTTGAATATGGTCTACAGCCTACTAAATGGCAGAACTATTCTGATATTCGTGGTGTTCCTGGAATTTATGAAAAACCTGGACTTGATTTGTTCTTGGATGATGTTACAACGAATGGTGCTTCGCCATCTCTCATTACTGTGACAACTACAGCTGATCACGGTTTACAAGAAAACAATCCAGTTATTATTTACGGTCTAGGTAATACTACTGATTATGCGAGGGCTGAAGGTGCTTTCGTTATTAATAGCACACCAGATGCAAGATCATTCACTTACTATGCTAAGGGTATTGTTGGAGTTAATGACCAATCAATTGCGACTGGTATTACCTATGGTCGTCGTGGTGGTTTTTATGTTGGCGCAGATCTACCTATTAACACTATTGTTTCTGATGAAGCAAATCCATCTAAAATCACAATCACTTGTTCTGCGAATCATGGTCTAGTTCCTGGAGCACCACTTGTTGGCATCGCACACTCCAATGGAACTAATCACAATCTAATGACTGGTAATTTCTTTGCAGAAACAGTCCCAACTCCAACGTCTTTCACATTCACAGCACGAGTTGGTGGCGCAGTAGATAATATAGGCATCCAACTTGGTATGTATACTAGATCTGATGCGTTCGTTTTGCACAGACCATTCGATGGTGGTGTTCAATTAGGTAACTTTGTTCCATCTCATGGTGCTTCAATTTCTCGCCAAACTAAAAAATACATGCGTTACCAATCAGGTAAAGGTGTTTTGTGGACATCTGGTGTATCATTGAACCCTGTTATTAACTTGGATCAGATCTATGCTAATGGAACCACAGTTGGCTCTATTATCACAGTAGAAACAGAACTAGATCACGGTCTACAAGTTGGTTGTGAGGTAGAAATTTATGGTGTTATTACTGCAGGTTATAATGGAACATATGGCATTAACTCTATTGTGAATGAAAACACATTCACAGTTGTTGCTTCTGAAATTCTTGGTGATAGTACTGCAGTAATTACTAACATTCCACGTGTCACTGTTAAGAGATGGCATGGTGCTTCAGTTCGTGTTGGTCCATTTGATGATCAAAACGGTTTGTTCTGGGAGTATGATGGACAGCAGCTGGCAGTAGTTAAACGTGCTTCTACTTTCCAATTATCAGGATTTATTACTGCAAACCCAGGATCTCAGGCAATTGCTGGAACATCATGTAGATTCACACAACAATTAAAAGTTGGTGATAGAGTTGTTATTCGTGGTATGACTTATATTGTTTCAACAATCACTGATGATAATAATCTGACTATTAACCCAGAATATCGTGGTGTTAACGTATCAACTGGTATTAAACTTGCTGCTGTTATTGAAGACAGAGTAACTCAAGATCACTTTAATATTGACAAATTAGACGGCACTGGTATCTCTGGATACAATATGAACCTGAATAAAATGCAGATGCTTGGTATCTCATTCTCATGGTATGGTGCTGGTTTCATTGACTTTATGTGTCGTGGTCCAGATGGTAATATGATCTTGGTCCATAGAATGAAACAGAACAACGTTAACGATGAAGCGTATATGCGTTCAGGTAACACTGCTGTTCGTTATCAATCTATTAATGAATCTGCGAGTGGTAGACTTTCCGCAACAGTTTCTGCTTCGGCAACAACTATCCCATTACATGACGCATCTCGGTTCCCTGCAAATGGAACTGTTATGATTGAAAATGAATGTATCACATATACCTCTAAAGTTGGTAATACATTGACTGGGTGTACACGTGGTGCTTCTTTCCAGATGTTTATTGGTGGATCTAATAAGACATTCTCTGGTGGTGCTGCAGCACCGCATGCGGTTGGAAACGGTTTTAATGCTGTGACTCTTATCTCATGTACAGCATCTCCTACTCTAAACCACTGGGGTTCTTCTTATATTATGGATGGTGGTTTTGATACAGATCGTGGTTACTACTTTAACTACTCTGAGCTAAAACTAACAATTCCTTCTGGTCAAAGTAAAACAGCTTTCTTTATTCGTCTAGCACCATCAGTTTCTAACTCAATTGCTGGCGCACTTGGCGATAGAGATTTGTTAAATAGATCGTCATTGTTGCTACAGAAACTTCAGGTTCAAGCATCAACTGCGGTTCAAGTATATGGTATTTTGAACCCAGGAAATATTGAAGCTGGCAACTTGACATGGGATCGTGTTAACACTGTATCACTTGGTTCACAACCATCGTTTGCACAGATTTCAACAAGTACAACTACTACAGCGACTCCAGGGGAACAAATTTTCTCAACACTTGGACAGCCAAATGGTTTCTCTGAAATTGATTTGTCAAACTTGAAAGAGTTGACAAACTCTGCTATCGGTGGATACAATAACTTCCCTGATGGACCAGACGTTTTGGCAGTCGTTGTAAATAACTTGGATTCATCGAATTCAACCGAAATTAACTTAAACCTTTTCTGGTCTGAAGCGCAAGCATAAATAGAAGAGAAAATCGTAGAGGGAAACCATGGCAACACAAGTACAGTTTAGACGAGGCACGACAACGCAAAACAATGCGTTCACTGGTGCTATCGGTGAATTAACAGTTGATACGGACGTATTAACACTCAGGCTACATGATGGCACCACACAAGGTGGTGGTGCTTATATGGTCACAACACAAGCCACGCAGACTCTTCTCAATAAAACCTTATCAACAGGTTCTAATTGGGAAGGTAATATTGTAGATATGGCATATGGCGGCACAGGCTCTTCCCTCACAGCCGTTGCTGGTGCTCTTGCTTATTCTACAGCTAGTGGTCTAGGACTTTCTGCTGTTGGCTCTTCTGGTCAAGTATTAACTTCAGGTGGTGCAAACCCACCTGCTTGGGTAAATGCTTCCTCTTTGACTGTTGGTACTTCTACTGTCGCCACTCTTGCGAATAACCTCGCTGGTGGATCTGCTGGTTATTTGCCATACCAAGCTGCTTCAGACACTACTTCTTATATCGCTCCTGGAGCAACAGGTACTTTCCTACGATCAACTGGTGCTTCTACCCCTCCAGATTGGGCTACTGCTACTGTTACTATCGGTACAACCTCTGTTGATCTTGGTGGATCTGAAACAGATTTTGCTGGTGTCACTTCAATTGCTATTTCTGGAACGACTACTTCAACAAGTAATACTACTGGCGCACTAACTATTGGTGGCGGTGTAGGTATTGCTGAGAATGTCAATATTGGTGGAAACGCTGACATTGATGGTACGCTGTCCGTAACTGGAGCAACAACTCTTGGTGCTGCAACCATTGGTGCAGTAACTGCAGCTGGAAGCATTATCCCAGATACTGATGTTACCTATGACTTGGGTTCTACCACTAAAAGATTTAAAGATCTATACCTTTCTGGCAACACTCTTGATCTAGGTGGTATGCAACTATCTTATGATAGTGGTCTTGGTGAAGTACACTTTAGTGCTGATGGACACACAATGGTCATGGATATGACCACAGCTGACGATCTTGTTATGGTAGATGCTACCCAAACAATATCAAATAAGACTCTTGCTAGCCCAGTCGTCACCACAGAATTGTCAACTACTAGCACATCCTTTGATTTGCTAGACACAACTGCCACTACTGTAAACGCTTTCGGTGCTGCGACTACTATTGATATCGGTGCATCAACAGGTACATTGACAATCAATAATACTCAAACAGTATTCAATTCAACAGACTCTATTCAGATCCCTTCTGGTAATACAGCACAACGTGATGCAACGCCAGTTGCTGGACAAATTCGTTATAACAACCAACTATCTTCTTTTGAAGGTTATGGTCCAGGAAATGCTTGGGGTTCACTTGGTGGCGTTAAAGACGTAAACCAAGATACATACCTTTTAACAGAGACTGCTCCTGGAAATAATGAAGATACATTCCAATTCTTTAACAACAATGTAAATACTGTTGATATCGATGTAAATGCTGTTACGCTGAAGAATGACGTTTATGTACAATTTGACACAACGTCAGCCTCTGCGCCTACTCACTCTGAGGGTGCACTATTTTACAATTCAGAATATAAAGCATTAACATACTATAATGATATTGCTGGCATTTCAAACCAAATCGGTATGGAAAACTGGATTCGTGTTTTCAACAACACTGCTTCCACAATTCCTAACGGCACACCTGTTTATGTAACAGGTGCTACAGGTGAAACACCTACTGTTGAGCCTGGAGATGCATCAACTGCTATGAAGGCAGAAGTCATCGGTTTAACGACTCATGATATTGCTGCCAACTCTCAGGGCATCGTTACTGCGTTTGGTTTAGTTAGTGGTATCGACACTTCTGCTTTGACAGCAGGACAGCGTGTTCACGTTGGTCCAAGTGGTGCTTTGCAGACAAATGCTCCTACATATCCATATTTCCCAACAGATATTGGAACTTGCGTAATTTCTGACGCATCAGACGGTTATATTGCAGTAAAAATTCAAGAGCATACTTTTGAACAGTTCCGTGTTACTGGTAATACACACCTTTCAGGTAATGTTACTGTTACTGGTGACTTTAATGTTCAAGGTACGCAAACAATCACAAATCAAGCAAACCTTGCTTTGGATTCTTCATTCATCTACATGAATTCAGGTGATACGATTGGCGAGGCTAATACTACATTTACAGGTAGTGGTCTTGACGATGCTTATTTCACTGGTCATTTTGAAGGCACAACAGTTATTCACTATTATGTTCGAATCGATGGTGTTGGAACTGGTACTGGTGGCGTAGATACTTTTGAATGGTCGAAAGATAATTTCACTACTATTATTGCGAATGGTGTTGATATTACTGGAGCAGATCAGCTTCTTGATGGTAATATTAGCATTCAGTTTAACGCTACTACTGGACACACCTCTGGTGATGCTTGGGATGGTCAAGCTGGTCCAATTAACATAGACACAGGCTGGGCATCTAATAGAAACACAGGTGCCACTGGTATTGGTTATACTCACGTTGGTGCAATGTTTGATGTCGCATCAAATCAGTTTATTATGTTTGACCAATATGAGCCAGAAATTAACGGTAACGTTGATACATCTCATGCTTCTTTCAGCTATGGTTCGTTGAGAATTGATGCTCTAACTGCCACAGACGGAACATTCTCTGGTAATGTTGCTGCTCAAGGAAATATTGTTTCTAGTTCTAACATTTCTGGAACCAATGGAACGTTTGGTGGTGATGTTGCGGTAAATGGTGGTGATATTACTACCACAGCTACAACGATGAATGTGTTTGACACGAATGCTACCACAGTAAATGCGTTCGGAGCAGCTACTGATTTGCAGTTGGCTTCTACCTCTGGTTCTACTACAATTAACAACAGCTTGACTGTCACTGGAAACTTTACAGTAAACGGTACAGTTACTACTGTTAATTCTACAGAAGTTAACTTAGATAACTTGATCATTCAGTTAGGTGGTGATACTCCTCCAACTGTTAATGATGGTTTAGATCGTGGCATTGCTTTCCGCTGGTATGATACTCAAGCAAGACAAGGTTACTTTGGTTTCGATAGAAGCACTGGTTACTTTACTTTTGTACCAAACGCTACATTAACTAATGGCACAGTAACAGGAACAAAAGGTACTCTAGACGTAACTAGCATTACTGGTTCTGCTGCTAATTGGACTACTGCAAGAACTATCACTCTTGGTGGTGATTTGAGTGGATCTGTTAGCATTGACGGTTCTTCTAATGTAACACTTAATGCTACAGTTATCAATAACTCTGTAGAATTGGGTGCAAATACTACTGGTGCTTATGTCGCTGATATTGTACAGGGTTCTGGTATCACTCTATCTGAAACAAATAGCGGTGGTGAAACCAATACCGTTACTGTTAACCACGCAGATACTTCTAGCGTTTCTAACGTTAATAACTCTGGTAATACCTTTATACAAGATCTAACGTTTGACACGTATGGACACGTAACAGGAACTACATCAGGAACTGTCGTAATTGGTGATGGAACACTCACTGTTAACACTGGTTCTGGATTGACTGGTAGTGGCACGTTCTCAGCAAACCAATCTTCGGCTGGGACAATCACACTATCCCACGCAGATACCTCTTCACAAGGTTCTATTAATAACTCTGGTAATACTTTCATTCAAGATATTACTCTGGATGGATTTGGTCACATCACTGGGCTGGTTTCTGCCACTGCTGTTATCGGTGATGGTACTATCACTATCAATCCAGGACGTGGACTTGACTCTGGTGGTTCATTTACTGTTAACCAAACTGGTAGCACTACAATCACTCTTGATTTGGAAACTGATCTTCGTGATTCTATCACGCATATCGGTTATGATTCTGGTGATTACATTCAGTGGTCTAATAATGCATGGCAGAGATCTGTTGTTAACGGCACTGAACAAATGCGTGTCGATAGCGGTGGTACGATCCATGCTAGAACTGAAGTTATTGGTTATTCAACAACTCTATCTGACCCAAGACTAAAAACAAATATCAGGAAAGTAGAAAATGCTCTTGATAAGGTTTTGTCTCTAAGTGGATATGAATTTGAATATAAACATGATGGTAAGAAATCTGCTGGTGTACTAGCTACAGAAATGGAAGCTGTATTACCGTCAGCAGTGATGGAAAAAGAACTCCCACTTGTTGATGACAGTGGTGAGAAATACAAGATTGTTCAATACGATCAGGTTCACGCTCTCTTAATTGAAGCGATTAAAGAGCAACAGAAACAGATCGAAGAACTAAAAGCAAAAGTTGCTGAGTTAGGAAAATAATATGGCAGTCTCATCAAGACAAGGGTTCAAAGAATACTGCTTCAGACTACTAGGCGCACCAGTCGTTGAGATCAACGTTGATGACGACCAAGTAGAAGATCGCATTGATGAAGCAGTTGAGCATTACCAAAATTATCATTACGATGGTATCGAAAAGGTTTATTTGAAGCATCAAATGCGTGCTTCAGAAATACTTTTGACAAGTAACAATGCTCAGGACTTTGCTCTTGGTGAGATTATCACTGGACAAACTTCTGGTGCTACAGCCAAAGTTACTAAAGATCACCGAACATCTAACAATAATGATCTATATGTCCAGAAGGTTGTTGGCAATTTCACAAGTGGTGAAATAATTGTTGGTGCAGATAGTTCCACATCTGGAACTCTACAAGGTATCACATTGCGTGAATACGATCTACGCTATATTGAATTACCAGATCACATCTTTGGTGTCACCCAAGTTATTTCATTTGGTCAGGCATCTAGTTCTAAAAATATCTTTGACTTGCAGTATCAACTAAGGTTGAATGACTTATATGATCTAACAGCCACATCATTAATTTACTATAAAACAGTAATGAATCATCTAGCCTTGCTAGACCATGAATTAAATGGGCACAATAATTTCAGATTTAACAGACGTCAAGGAAGAATCTTTCTTGATATCAATTGGGACGTTGATGTAATTCTTGGTGATTATATCGTATTGGAAACCTATGCTGCATTGGATCCAAATACATGGTCTAAAGTATGGGACGATCCATGGCTTAAACATTACGCTGCTGCTTTGATTAAAAGACAGTGGGGTACAAACCTCAAAAAGTTTGGTGGTATTGCTCTTCCTGGAGGTGTTCAGTTGGATGGTCAGTCAATGTATGATGAAGCCAATACAGAAATTAGAGAATTGGATGAAATTATCCAAAATAAATCTGCTCCTCTAGAATTTATAATGGGGTAACATGTCAACTACAAATGTCTACTTTAGTCACGGAACAAGAAATGAACAATCTATTGTTGAAGATCTAATTGTTGAATCAATTAGAATCTGGGGACAAGAGTTTCGTTACATTCCAAGGACTCTTATTTCTAAAGACAATATTCTTGGTGAAGATCGTCTAAGTAAATTCACATCATCTTTTCCTATCGAAATGTATCTAGAAAACGTAGATGGTTTCGAAGGACAAGGTGCGTTCATTCAGAAGTTTGGTCTTGCTATGGAACAGTCTGCCACACTAACAGTGGCACGTAGACGTTGGGAACAACTAATTGGTCGCTATGGCGCAACAACGCTTCCAAATAGACCAAATGAAGGTGATTTATTGTACTTTCCTCTCACAGGAGGACTGTTTGAGATCAAATTTGTACAACATCAGGATCCTTTCTATCAACTAGGTAAACTATACGTTTACAAATTACAGGTTGAATTGTTCCAGTACAGCAGTGAACGAATTGATACAGGCATTAAAGATGTTGATGAATTCGAGTCACTAAAATCATTCACCACAAACACAACTCGTTCCAAGTATGGAGCAGTTACTACAATCACTGTAACTAATGGTGGTTCTGGATATACATCTGTGCCTGAAGTACAATTATTATCATCTAGTGGCTACGGTGCTTCTGCGACAGCAGTTGTTACTGATGGAATCATTACTGCAGTAAATGTCACTGCTGGTGGGCAACAATATAGCACACCACCTGTCGTTACCTTTGTCGGAGGCGATGGGGTAGGTGCTCAAGCTACTTGTACGATCGAAGTTGATATTGATAAAGTCGAAAGTTATGGTGATAACATGTCTTTCGATGAAGAAGCCAAGGACATTTTGTTTAATGAGTCTAATCCCTTCGGAGAAGTTTAATGCTTAATGGTAACGTTCACTATCATGGAATAATTAGAAAGTCTATCGTTGCATTCGGTAAACTTTTTAGTAACATCTACATTGATAGAAAAGAAGGTGACTCTGTAACAGGAACTACAGCACAGCGTCTAAAAGTTCCACTAGCGTATGCACCTAAAGAAAAATGGCTAGTTCGTTTAGAGCAAGATCCAAATCTTGATCAGCACACATACACTTCTTTACCAAGAATGTCGTTCGAAATTATTGGATACAGTTATGATCCAATGAGAAAAACCAACAGAATGTCTCAGATTGAGTGTGGTGATGGTACGCTGAATAAGAAAACTATGTTTTCACCAGTACCGTACAACCTAGACATTTCTCTTTATGTTATTACAAAGACCCAAGAAGATGGTCTACAGATTATTGAACAGATTTTACCAACGTTCACTCCTGAATATACGTTAACTGTTAATGCTATCCCAGAAATGAATATCAAACTGGACACACCAATTATTCTAAATAGTGTTGCAGTTACTGATGAATACGATGGTGACTTTAACATGAGACGTTTTGTGACGCATACCCTAACTTTCACTATGAAGGTTAACATGTTTGGTCCAGTATCGAATCAGGGTATTATTGATCAAGTTACTGCTAAAATTGGCGAGAATGAAGACTTGTCTAATCCAAACAGAACGTATGTCGCAACTGGTGATACTACCACAGCAACAGTAGCGAGTGAAAATTGGGAATCTGAGTTTTAATGGCTGAAATTTATAATTCGAATAGCAACCTAAAAGCTGCTGGTGTACAAGTTGAATTCACCCAAGAGAACGTTCAAGAGTATTTGAAGTGTTCTCAAGATCCTATTTACTTTATACGTAATTATTGTTATATCGTAACACTTGATCATGGTCTACAGAAATTTGATCTGTACCCATGTCAGGTTAATAAAATTAACGTCATCCACAATAACCGTAGAGTTATTCTTATGGAAGGACGCCAGCAAGGTAAGACAACTACCTCTGCTGCATATATTCTTTGGTACACAATATTCCAAGCAAATAAAACTGTAGCAATTCTAGCTAACAAAGCAACAGCAGCAAGAGAAGTTCTGTCTCGTTATCAACAGATGTACGAACTATTGCCACTATGGATGCAAGCTGGTGTTACTACATGGAACAAGGGTGATATTGAATTAGAAAATGGTAGCAAAGTATTTACTGCAGCTACCTCAGCATCAGGCATTCGTGGTAAATCTGTAAACATGCTATATGTTGACGAAGCTGCGATTATTCCAAACACAGTTGCCGAAGAATTCTTCACGTCTGTTTATCCTACCATTTCTGCTGGTCAAACAACAAAGATTCTTTTGAGTTCTACCCCACTTGGGTACAACCACTTCTGGAAGTTTTGGAACGATGCTGAAAAGGGTCGTAATGGTTTTATACCACTATTCATTCCATATTCAGATATTCCTGGACGTGATGAAGCATGGGCAGAAGAACAGAAAGCGATGCTCGGCGAATTGAAATTCAACCAAGAGGTTTTGTGTAATTTCCTTGGTTCATCGCTAACATTGATTCGTTCTGATGTTATCGCAAGATTGAGCGTAGATGTCCCAATCTACGAAAAAGATGGTTTAGACGTATACGATAAACCAGATTCTGGTCACATTTATACCATAGTTGCTGACGTAGCTAATGGCGTAGGTGGTGACTACTCCGCATTTGTTGTTATTGATATTACCGAAGTGCCTTATAAATTAGTCGCTAAGTATAGAAACAACAATATTAGTCCCCTGCTTTACCCGAACATTATATACAAAGTGGCAATGGACTACAACCAAGCATTTGTTCTTGTCGAAACTAACGTTAGCGAACAAGTTGCGCATATTCTATACACTGAATTAGAATATGAAAACATCATTTTTGTAAATAGAAGCACTTCTGGACAAGTAGTTTCTGGTGGTTTCGGAGGAGGTAAAACTCAACTGGGTGTGACTACGGACAAAAAAGTTAAAAGAATTGGGTGTCATAACTTTAAGTCTTTAGTCGAAGAAAATAAACTACTAATAAGTGACGCAGATACTATCTCTGAAATCTCAACATTTATTGAGATGAAGGGGTCTTACTCTGCAGATGATGGATATCATGACGATTTGGTTATGCCATTGGTGCTGTTTAGTTGGCTAACAACCAACAGTTATTTTAAGGAACTAAATAATGTTAACCTACGGGAAATGATGTACGAGAAACAAATTACAGCTATCGAAAATGAATTGACACCGTTCGGCTTTTATGACGATGGGGGCGAAGAAGCTGCGCCATTAAATTTCTAAAAAGCCAAAAAACATAAATAAAATGTAGACATAAGGTTGTCTAGGTAAAACTTATTAACAAGGAGAACAACAATGCCGTTTCAATTATCTCCAGGCGTTGCAGTCGTAGAAAAAGATTTCTCGTCAATCGTTCCAGCAGTTTCAACATCTGTGGGTGCGTTTGCGGGCGAGTTTAACTGGGGTCCAGTAATGGAGCCTTCTACGGTATCTTCAGAGAATGTGCTCGTTCAAAGATTCGGTAAGCCGAATGCCTCGACAGCGGTCTCTTTCTTTACAGCTGCAAATTTCCTGTCATACACTAATAACTTGCTACTCACTCGAGTAGAAACCGCTGGCATGAAAAATGCTGTGGCAACAAAAACAGGTGGTCTTTCCGCTGTTACTGTTACCGCTGGTGGTTCTGGTTTTGACTCGCTTGGTGCTGCTCCTGCAGTTACTGTGAGTGCTCCAGATGTTGCTGGTGGTATTCAAGCAGTCTGTACTGCAAACATTTCTGGTGGTGAAATCACTGCTATCGCCTTGACATCAGGTGGTACTGGTTACACTTCTCCAACAGTTACAATTACTGCTGCAGCTGGCGACTCAGGTACTGGTGCTACTGCTACTGTTACTGAAGTGTCTGGTGTTATCACTGGTATCACTATCACAGACGGTGGTTCTGGTTATCAAGCTACCCCAACTGTTACAATTTCTGACCCAGACGGTAACGGTGCTGCAATCGGTGCTATCACTGTTGGTGGTTCATCTATCTCTAGCATCACAGTTGACACTGCTGGTACTGGTTACATCACTGCTCCAACAGTAACTGTTACTGTTCCTGCAGGTGGTTCTGCTCCTTCACTAGATGTTTCAATCGCTGTTGGCGGTGTTTTGATTCGCAATGGCGAACATTACATTACTGCTTTCGGTGCTGGTGCTGGTGTTGTTGGCGAGTGGGCTGCAAAATACGCTGGTGTAATGGGTGACTCACTTCGTGTAGAAATGGCTGATGCTAAAAACTACGCAACATGGGCATACAAAGCTGAATTTGATTCTGCTCCAGGAACTTCTACATACGCTGCCTCTGTTGGTGGCATGAATGATGAAATGCACATTATCGTTATTGACGAAGATGGTGCTTTCACTGGTGCTGCTGGTACAGTTATCGAAAAATTCGCTTTTGTCTCAAAGGCAAATGATGCCAAACGTTCTGACGGAACTAACAACTTCTACCGTGATGTTGTGAATGGTCGTTCAGATTACATCTGGTGGATGGATCATACAACAAACATGGCTACCACAATTGGTGGTGCTGCTCCTGCAGCTGGTGTTGTTGGTGCTGCTCTTGGTGCTGATGCTTCAAGCAAGTTCCTAGATTTGAACGCTGTTATCTCTTCCTCACTATCTGGTGGTGTTAACGCTTTCGGTGCTTCTGATGCTGAAAAAATTGCTGCCTTTAACTTGTTTGTTAATGCAGAACAATATGACGTTAGTTTGATCATGGCTGGTAAAGCATCAGCTACTGTTGCTGCTCACGTTATCCAAAACATCGCTGAAGTAAGACTTGATTGTATCGCTTGTGTATCCCCAGAAGACAATTCAACTGGTGAAGTTATCCAAGGTTCAACTTCTACTCAAATCACAGCAATCAATACTTACCGTGATGCACTACCAAGTTCTTCATACGGTGTTATCGATTCTGGTTACAAGTATCAATACGATCGCTACAACGATACCTATCGTTGGATCCCATTGAATGCTGACGTTGCTGGTCTATGTGCTCGTACTGACTACACTAACGATCCTTGGTTCTCACCAAGTGGTTTGAATCGTGGTCAAATCAAGAGTGTCGTTAAACTAGCTGTAAACCCAAGCAAAACACAACGTGATGAGTTGTACAAAAATGGTGTTAACCCTGTTGTTTCATTCCCTGGAGAGGGCACAGTTCTCTTTGGTGATAAGACAATGTTGGCTAAACCTTCTGCGTTCGACAGAATCAACGTTCGTCGTTTGTTCATCGTTATGGAAAAAGCTGTGGCTACTGCTGCTAAATTCCAGTTGTTTGAATTTAACGACAGTTTCACACGTGCTCAGTTCCGCAACTTAGTAGAACCATTCTTGCGTGATGTTCAGGGTCGTCGTGGTATCATTGACTTCCGTGTTAAGTGTGATGAAACAAACAATACAGGTGAAATCATTGATCGTAACGAATTCGTGGCTGACATCTTTGTCAAACCAAACCGTTCTATCAACTTTATCACTCTAAACTTTATTGCTGCTCGTTCTGCTATTAACTTTAGCGAGATCGGTGGCTAAGAGCATAAATAGATAAGAACAGACAAGGAGACTTAAATGGCTAATATTAGTGATTTCAAAGCACAGATGATTGGTGGCGGTGCACGTCCCAATCAGTTCCGTGTTACATTAGCGTTTCCATCATATGTTACACTAGGACAGGTTGCTGGCGCAAGAGGACAATTCCTCTGTAAAGCTGCTCAGCTACCTGCTTCCACGATCGAAGTACTTCCAGTGCTTTATCGTGGTCGTCCTGTGAACTTTGCTGGCGAACGTACTTTCCAACCGTGGACTGTGTCAGTTTATAACGACACAACGTTTGGCATCCGCAATGCTCTTGAGCAGTGGCAGTCAGGCATCCAAAACTACAACACAACAGATGGTCGTGTTAACCCTTCAGATTATCAAGTAGATCTATTGGTTGAGCAGCTTGATCGTAACGGTGCTACTATTAAACAGTATACCTTTATCGATGCTATGCCTACCAATATCGGTGCAATTGCTCTTGACTATGAGCAGCAAAATGCTATCGAACAATTTGATGTCGAATTTACCTTTAACTACTTTACGTCTAATACTGGCGCATCTGCTGGCTTCGGTATCAATGTTTCTATTGATACTCCAGTAGGTACTTTCCCAGTAGGCGCATAAGTAGATTATAAGATATTATAGGGATACATAATGGAAATATTTGGTTTTGAAATATCTCGGAAAAAGGAAAAGGTGCTACCCTCAGTTGTAGCACCTGATTCTTCCGATGGCTCGACCGTAGTATCCTCTGGCGTAAATGCTGGGGGCTATTATGGCGCAGTCATGGATCTTGAAGGCATCGTTAAAAACGAAAATGACCTTCTGAGGAGATATCGTGAAGTTGCTCAATACAGTGACTGTGACGGTGCTATTGAAGATATTGTTAATGAAGCAATCATTGCTCATGAAAAAGACAAATCTGTTGAGATTGTTTTAGATGACGTAAAAGTTTCAGACAATATTAAGAAAAAGATTCAAGAAGAATACGAACACGTTCTTAAAGTCTTGAAGTTCGAAGATCGTGGACATGAGTTATTCCGTAACTGGTATGTTGATGGTCGTTTATACTTCCATGTTCTGATTGATCAGAATAATGTAAAAGGTGGTATTGTCGAGCTAAGACAAATTGATCCACGAAAAATTCGTAAGATCAAAAACGTTAAAAAAGAAAAGAATGCAAAGGGTGTTGAAGTTGTAAAGAGTGTTGAAGAATACTACTTGTACAATGATAAAGGTATTACGGAAAATACCACCCAAGGCATCAAGTTATCTACCGATTCTGTTATTCACATCCCTTCTGGTGTGATTGATCAGAATACAGGTATGGTGTTATCATATCTACACAAGGCAATCAAGCCTGTCAATCAGTTAAAAATGATTGAAGATTCACTGGTCATCTATCGAATTAGTCGTGCACCAGAGCGTAGAATCTTTTATGTGGATGTCGGTAACTTACCTAAATTGAAGGCAGAGCAGTATGTAACTGACATCATGAACAAGTTCCGTAACAAGATTGTTTATGATGCTACTACTGGTGAAGTCCGAGACGATCGTCGCCATCTATCAATGATGGAAGACTTCTGGATGCCAAGACGTGAAGGTGGTAAAGGTACAGAAATTACTACACTTCCTGGAGGTCAAAACCTTGGTGAGATCCAAGACATTGAATACTTCCAACAGAAATTGTATCATTCATTGAACGTTCCTATTAGTAGACTCCAGCAACAGCAAGGTTTCTCAATCGGTCGTTCTAATGAAATTAGTCGTGATGAAGTTAAGTTTAATAAGTTTATTGTTAGACTACGTAAGAAGTTTGCTAAATTGTTTGCCCATGCATTGCGTGTACAGCTAGTAGCAAAGAATATTATCAAAGAAGAAGAATGGGATGATCTTAGTACGTTCATGCGGTTTGACTTCTTAGAAGATAATCACTACGCTGAACTAAAAGACAGCGAGATTCTTACACAAAGACTTCAGTTACTACAATCAGTCGAGCCTTACATTGGTAAATACTATTCAATGGATTGGGTAAGAAAGAACATCTTACAGATGCCAGAAGAGCTAATTGACGAGATCGAGAAACAGATCGAAGGCGAACTAGAAGATCACGTTGCTAATCGTGAGTTTGATGGGACAATGGCAGGTGTTACGCAAACAGCGCAACAGACCTATCTGCAGCAAAATGCTCCAGCGGAAACGCAGGAAGCACCAACAAGTACAGGAGATAATAAAGAATGAGTACAGTAAATGATTTAGTAGACGCTATGGTATCAGGTGATGCCGTCAACACAGAAACCGCATTTGCCGCAGCGATGGCAGAGAAGTTGAGTGTTAAGTTGGACGCAATGCGCCAAGAAGTAGCACAAAATATGTTTAAACCTGCTATTGCAGAAGACTATGAAGAAACTGATCTTGAAGAAAACTACTTAAACAAAGATGGTACTGGTCGATCCAAAGAAGGATACCATGATGCTGGAATGTTTGACAAAGCAACTGCTGACAAACATGCTAAGACTCATAATGGCACCGTTCACCAAGATGCGAGTGGTAAACATTTGGTTAAACTTCCAAAACCGAAACAAGAAGAAACTGCAGAATAAAATGAACTTTAGTCAGTTTTCAAAACAAGTATACGGAGACCATACATACTGTTATGGTCATCGTGTCACTATGTCTGAAGGTTTTATCTATATTGATGGTGCCAAAACTGACTTCACAGAATTAGAAGAAGCAAGAAAATACATTAAGCAAGAGAATATTTCGAACAATCTTGAAGAAGAAATATCGAAACAAATATACGAAGAACTATCTGATACAAAAATAGCTAGTATTATCAAAGAAAAGCATAAAATAAAAGTAACAAATACACTTATCGAAAACTATAAGACACTTGCTTCTTCTAATGCCTTCACAATTGATCCAGTAGTTATCGAAATTAGAAAACTAAATAATATTGACACTCTTGTAGAAAATAAGATGCACTTCAGTTTAGACGATTCGTCTGTCATTGCTATTAGCGAGGACTCTATAGATAAGCTAAATAAACTGAAAGATAAAGAAGTATTAGTTGCTTTTATGAAAGAGTCTGTCGACAACTTTATAAAAGTCATAGAAATTTTAGAGGACTGAGATGGCTAAAACGGTATTGAAAAAAACGCATCAAGAGGCAGTGGTTAAACTGTCAGATGCTGGCACATATGCTATTGATCTTGCTGCTGATATTACAGCAGCTGGTCAGGTACTTACACCTTCTGGTACACCAAAGGCAAATATCGTTGGCTTTCATGTTATCGCTTCTACTGGTGCTACTATCGTTGTTTCCAGAAATAGCGTAAAGGTATTAACCCTTGCTGGTCCAATTGTGGATGCTGCACAATTCAATGATATGGGTTTTACGGATAACGTAGAAAATGACTCAGACATTGATGTAGTTATTACTGGTGATGCACAACTTTATCTCGTATTACGTAAAGTAGATGGCTTCTCAACTACTGTTGAGATTGAACAGTTTAGCGTATACGACAATCCTGCAGTAGCTGGGAGCTAACAAATGAAACTTATTAAAGAAGTTTTTGACGCCAATACACTTATTGTCGAAGAAAAAAACGGTAAGAAACAACACTTCATCGAAGGTGTGTTTCTTCAAGCAGAATTAAAAAACCGTAACGGTCGTATGTATCCAGAGCAAACAATGGATAAAGAAGTGAACCGTTACATTAAAGAATATGTCGAGCGTAATCGTGCATATGGTGAGTTGGGTCATCCTGACACACCAACGATCAATCTTGATCGTGTGAGCCACATGATCGTTAGCCTTCGTAAAGAAGGAACTAACTACATCGGCAAGGCAAAGATTCTAGATACTCCAATGGGTAATATCGCTAAAGGTTTACTTGATGGCGGTGCCAACCTTGGTGTTTCTAGTAGAGCGATGGGATCCCTGAAGACTGGTCAGAATGGGATTCAGATCGTACAAGATGACTTTATGTTGTCTACCGCTGCAGATATTGTAGCAGATCCATCTGCCCCTGATGCCTATGTTGAGGGTATTATGGAAGGTAAGGAGTGGATTTTTGTTGATGGAAAGTTTGTGGAAAAACATATTGAGGAAACGAGATCTTTTATCAAGAAGGCGTCCTCTAGGCAATTAGAGGAGGCGAAAATCGTCGCTTTCCAAAATTTTCTGAGTAAAATCAGATAAATTATAAATAATAGTTACATAAGAACTATCCAGTTTACAGGAGATAACAATGTCAATTGAACAAAGAATTGCTGAGTTGCTCGAAGAATCTAAAAAGCAGGGGCTGGCAGAAAATGTCGAAGCTGTGGCTGAAGAAGAAATCGAAACAATTTCAGAAGATACAAACGAAGAAGAAGCAGCTGAAGAAGTAGAAGCTACTGATGAAGTAGTTGCTGACGATGCTGAAGAACTCGAAGAAGGTATTGGCGATGTAGCACAAAAAGCCGTCAATGTCGTTAAGAAGGTTGCTGGCGTAGCAACTGGTGCTGTTGGTACAGTTACTGGTGCTATGGACGGTGCTGTTAAAGGTGCTCGTAAAAACTATCAAGCCACTGCTGAAAGCAAGAAGGCTATGAAAGAAGATATCGATGCATTGGTTAACGGTGAAGACCTTTCAGAAGAATTCAAAGCGAAAGCTGAAACAATTTTTGAAGCAGCAGTAATGACTCGTGTAAACGAAGAAATTGCTCGCATCGAAGAAGAATTCGAAACACGCCTCAATGAGGAAGTTGCGAAGAATGTAGAGGGTCTTGTTGAACAGGTTGATGGATATCTCGGTTATGTTGCCGAGCAGTGGATTGCACAGAATGAATTAGCCCTTGAGCGTGGTATGAAGTCTGAAATTCTTGAGAATTTCGTAGGTGGCTTGAAGAGTCTTTTCGAAGAGCATTATATTGATGTTCCAGAAGAGCGTTTCGATGTTCTTGGTGAAATGGAATCCAAGATCGAAGAACTCGAAGAAAAATTTAATGAGCAAGTTGCCGTTAATGTAAAGATGAAGAAAGTAATTGACGAAGCGACTCGTAAAGAAGTCGTTGCTGATCTATCAGAAGGTCTCTCTGCCACTGAGCGTGAGAAATTCGTAGGTCTAGTCGAAGAAATTTCTTTTGACAGTGCTGAAACTTTCAAGAGTAAAGTACAGACAATCCGTGAAAATTACTTCACGAACAAGAGCAAAACTGACTCAATCGTTGAATCAGTAGTAACAGATGAGCCTGTAGAATCGTTGACAGAAGAGGTTGTTCACACTCCTCAGATGAAAGCGTATCTATCAGTCCTTTCACACAAGCAATAAAGGAAAACTAAAATGTCACGTAATGACCTAGTAAAAAAGTGGGCACCGATCCTCGAACATGAGGGTGCTCCAAAGATTGCGGATCAATACCGCAGAGAAGTAACAGCCGTTCTTTTGGAAAACCAAGAGCGTGAAATGGCTAAACAAGCTGGTATCTTGCACGAAGCTGCTCCAACCAACGCTGGCGGTACTGGTATCGCTCTCGGTGGCGAAGCTGGTGCTAACACAGGTACTGTTGCTGGTTACGATCCAATCCTAATCAGCCTCGTTCGTCGTGCAATGCCACAGCTTATCGCTTATGACATCGCTGGCGTTCAGCCAATGACCCAACCTACTGGCTTGATCTTCGCAATGAAGTCACGCTACGGTGCACAGAACGGTGCTGAAGCATTGTTCAACGAAGCCGATACCGATTTCTCTGGTACAGGCACTCACGCTGGTTCTAACCCAGCAGCTGGCACAGACACTACTGGCACTGGTATGACTACCGCTGCTGCTGAGCGTCTAGGTCAAGGCGGTACTGGTGACGGTACTTTCGGTGCGATGGCTTTCTCAATCGAGAAGACCAGCGTAACTGCTCAGACTCGTGCGTTGAAAGCTGAGTACTCAATCGAATTGGCACAGGACATGAAAGCTGTTCATGGTCTTGACGCTGAAGGCGAATTGAGCAACATTCTTTCTTCTGAGATCCTCGGTGAGATCAACCGTGAAGTTGTTCGTACCGTTTATCGCACTGCTAAGCCTGGAGCACAAGTTGGTACAGCTACTGTTGGTACTTTCGACTTGGACGTTGACTCAAACGGTCGTTGGTCTGTTGAGAAATTCAAAGGTCTATTGTTCCAAATCGAGCGTGAAGCAAACGCTATCGGTCAATTGACACGTCGTGGTCGTGGTAACTTCATCATCTGTTCAGCTGATGTTGCTTCCGCTCTAGCCATGGCTGGTGTTCTTGACTACGCTCCTGCATTGAGCACTGGCTTGAATGTTGACGACACTTCTACTACTTTCGCTGGCGTATTGAACGGCAAGTACAAAGTGTATGTTGATCCATATTCAGCTAACGTCTCAGCTGACCAGTACTTCACAGTTGGTTACAAAGGCACTTCTGCTTTTGACGCTGGCTTGTTCTACTGCCCATACGTACCACTCCAGTTGGTTCGTGCTGTAGATCCTAACAGCTTCCAGCCAAAAATTGGCTTTAAGACTCGTTACGGTCTAGTTGCTAACCCATTCGTTTCACTAGACGGTTCAGGCGGTCTAACTTCAAACGAAAACTACTACTACCGTAGAGTTAAAGTTACGAACTTGATGTAAGTCATAAGAAGTGGGGACTAAGTATCCCCACCGCTTAGACTGACAATAGTCAGGTCTACTTTTAGAGGGGTCTTCGGATCCCTCTTTTTTTATTCCTAAATAGTATGTAACAAACGTTAATGGAATCTGAATATGGCAACGACAATCTCATGCCCAATACCATCAGACATCAATCCACTCTCACCGAATGGGTTTAGGTTTGAAATAACAAAACTGCCAGAAGTAACCTATTTTTGCCAGCAGGTAAATCTTCCTGGAATTATGTTGGGTGCACCTGAGTTAGCTAACCCCTTTAGATTAGAGCCAGTTCCTGGAGAATCTATCACATATGATCAGCTATCAGTACAGTTTCTTATTGATACCTCTATGGCAAACTATCGAGCAATCTACAACTGGATGATCGCTTTAGGTTTCCCACAAGACTATGAACAATATAAAGATCTAGTTGGCAATGATCAAACATCATCTTACCTAGAACTTTCAAAGAACTATTCTCAAGCAACGCTACAGATCCTAGATAATTTAAATAGTCCTGTTGCTACAATTCAATTTCAAGACTTGTTTCCAATCTCGCTAGAGTCATTGGTTCTTGCTTCTTCAAATACAGATGTTAACTACATGGTCGGTAATGCAACATTCCGCTATGGGTACTATAAATTCTTAGACTAAATAGATGATACGGTGTCACTAGACACCACAACGTGAGGTAAATTATGGACATTAATGAAATTCAAGATATGTGGGCAACCGATTGTGAAATTGACGACAATTATCTCGGTGAGCATTCTACCACAACACCCAAACTCCACGCAAAATATCTTCGTCTATTGATGAACGTAAAGCTGAAGCACACAAAACTTCAGTCGGATCATAACATTCTGCGTAAGAATAAGTTTCGTTACTACCGTGGTGAAATGTCACGTGATGAATTACAGAATCTAGGATGGGAGCAGTGGCAAGGAGTAAAACCTTTGAAGAACGAAATGGATGAGTTCTTACATGGGGATACTGAACTAAATACCATTAAAGTCAGAATAGAATATCTCGAGGCAATGATATATTGTTTGGAGTCTATCATGACACAGCTGAAAGCAAGAGACTGGCAAATCAAAACAGCTGTTGAATGGAAGAAATTTCTAGCAGGAATGTAATAAGTGAAGATTCGTATTGAAAAACTAGATGAGGTTTATGTTCGAGTATTTGGTGATGCCAGCATTGAACAGGAACTTTGTGACTTCTTCACCTATGAATATCCTGGAGCTAGATTTACTCCACAGTATAAAGCGAGGTTATGGGATGGTAAGGTAAGATTATACGATCCATTGCGCAAAACCTTGTATGTCGGTCTTGTAGACTATGTCAAAGAATTTGCTAAAAGGAACGATTATGAATTATCAGTATCTAATCAACTCGCCGTACAAAGTGCAATCAATGACGATGACTTACGACAATGGGTTGACGATCTCAATCCACAGTCGAGAAATGAGCCAATCACCGTACGAGACTACCAGTTCGATGCAATCTCTACTGCAATTAACAAAAAAAGAACTCTCTTACTATCGCCGACTGCGTCGGGGAAATCCCTAATCATCTACTCATCTATAAGGTGGTTGCTTGAGCAAGATAAGAAATGTATCATTGTTGTTCCAACAACATCTCTAGTTGAACAACTATACGCTGACTTCCAAGACTACTCAACTGCAAATGGATGGGATGTTGGAAAGAACTGCCAGAAACTATACAGTGGTTTCACAAGAGATTTTACCAAGAATGTTTTAATCACAACATGGCAGTCAGTATATAAGCAACCAAAGTCTTGGTTCAAACAGTTTAATGCTATTGTGGGCGATGAGGCGCATCAATTCAAAGCAAAGTCCTTGACTGATGTTATGGCTAAACTTGACCACATTGATTATAGAATAGGAACTACTGGAACAATAGATAACAAGAAGGTTCATCGGTTAACACTTGAAGGAATTTTTGGTCCAGTACATCGTGTTACTACCACAAAAGAACTAATGGACAGTGGTAGACTTGCACAGTTAAAAATAACTTGCGTCATCTTAAAGTATCCTGAACAAATCCGAAAGGAAATGAAGAATACCCAATATCAAGATGAAATGGCTTGGATCGTTGGTAACGATAAAAGAAATAATTTTATTCGCAACCTTGCAGTCAAGAGTGAGGGTAATACGCTAGTGTTGTTCCAGTTTGTTGAAAAACATGGTAAAATTTTACACGATTTGATTAAAGAAAAAGTCCATGAGAATCGCAAAGTATTTTTCGTTTATGGTGGCACCCAAACATCTGATCGAGAGGCAATTAGGCATATCTGCGAGGGGGAGGAAGATGCTATCATTATTGCATCGTTCGGGACTTTCTCGACTGGGATTAATATACCGTCAATTGAGAACGTTATTTTTGCGTCCCCTTCTAAAAGTAAGATACGCAATTTGCAGAGTATTGGGCGTGGATTGAGACTGAAGAATGGTAAGACGTCTTGTAATCTATATGATCTTGCTGATGATTTGCATTGGAAGTCGTGGAAGAACCACACTCTAAATCATGCAGCTGAACGTTACAAAACTTACGCTGAAGAACAATTTAGATTAAAAATTGTAGAAGTGGATTTATCTTGAAAAATGAAAACTCAGAGTACGTTGTATTAAAGTTGTCAACTGGAGAACAGGTCATGGCATTGAAGATAGCCGAGACTGAAGAAGTTACAACTGTTTTGTACCCTATGCTTATAAACATGTTAATGCAAAAAGCATCAGAGGATACAGTGACGTCAAGATTCACAGCGATGCCATTGTGTCAATTCTCTGACCATGCTGAATATGAATTAAAGAATAAATTTATTGTATATGAACTTCCGCTAAGTAATGATATGATTACTCATTTTAGAAAACTTGTCGTGCGTTCTGCTGAAGAAGGTGATGCATCTCTGGGTGATTGGGAGGATGAATCCTATGAAGAAGACGAAGAAGAGTATGTCGCTGTATCTGAAGAGGTTAGAAAGAAATATCACTAAGTAACAATCTATCTCATCATCAACCCTAACTCCGCTATTATGCCCCATCGTCAAGCATTTGTCAACAGCTAGGGTTGCAATGTTGCAATTTAGTTGGTTGTCTTTTTGAATGAAGTGTTGTATAATACATGTATGAATTGAAATAGGAAGATTTAATTTAATGGCGCACTATGTAGATAATAAAAAGTTTTTGGAAGCGATTGTTGAGTACCGATCGAAAGTCACAGAAGCTAAACTGAAAGACAAACCCAAACCGATAGTGAGTAACTATATCGGAGAGTGTATCCTAAAGATTGCTACACACCTGTCGTACAAACCAAATTTTATTAACTACAGTTATCGTGAAGAAATGATCTCGGACGGTATTGAAAACTGTCTCCAGTATATTGATAACTTTGACCCAGCTAAATCTAATAATCCATTCGCCTATTTCACTCAGATTATCTACTATGCGTTCTTGCGTAGAATCCAAAAAGAAAAGAAACAAACTTACATCAAAGGTAAGATGATTCAAGAACTTCCTATGGAGTTGTTTGACGTACAGGATGGTGAAGATTCTAACCTGTTCCACAACACATACATGGAACATATGCAGTCCAATCACCAAGTTGACGATTTCTTTGAACGTAAACGTGAACAACGTGCTGCAGCGAAAAAAGCAAAATCTAACCATGTATCTCTTGAAGACTTTATTGACACCGATGATGATCCTTCGGATGATATGGAGAACTTAGACGATTCGGAGAACTAAATTGAAAGTTGCCATTATCACCGACCAGCATTTTGGTGCACGTAACGACAGCGTTGCGTTTCTTGACTTCTACGAGAAATTTTACGAAAACACATTCTTTCCTGCTCTTGATGCAAGTGGTGTTGATACGCTGCTTGTGTTAGGAGACACTTTTGATCGCAGAAAGTATATGAACTTTTATGCGCTGGATCGTGCAAAGAAAATGTGGTTTGATAAGTTGGAAGAGCGTGGTATTAAGATCTACATGATCGCAGGCAATCATGATACCTACTTTAAAAACACCAATGAAGTAAACTCTCCAGAATTACTACTGCGTGAATACGGTAACATCGAGATCCTATCTGAAGCATCAACCCTTGACATCAATGGTTATGAAATTTGTTTCGTTCCATGGATCTGCGCTGACAACTATACACGAACATTGGAAGTGATGGAAAATTCTACATCCACTATCTGTATGGGACACTTCGAGATTGAAGGTTTTGTTATGCATCGTGGACAAGTATCAGCAGAAGGTATCTCGAAAAATATCTTCAAGAAATTTGATATGGTATTCAGTGGTCACTATCACCACAAGTCTGACGATGGGCAGATTTACTATCTCGGAAACCCATACGAGATGACGTGGAATGACTATGATGATCCACGAGGTTTTCACTTCTTTGATCTAGAAACACGAAAATTAGAGTTTGTTGAAAATCCCTACAAGATGTTTAAGCGTGTTGTCTATGACGACAAAGAGCAAGAACCTGTAGATCTAGACACACTTAGTTTGGAAGATTCTATCGTTAAGGTTGTAGTTCTCAATAAAACTGACTACTATAAATTTGACAAATTCGTTCATAAGTTGTATACTCTAGGTTGTCACGACATTAAAATTGTTGAAGACTTATCAGAATTTGATAATGGTGAACTGCAGGACGAATCTATCAATCTTGAAGATACGTTAAGCGTTCTTTCTAATTACATTGACTCAGTAGAAACTGATGTTGATAAGGAAGCTGTGAAAACATATATGCGTGGACTCTACACAGAAGCCATCAATCTTGAGGTTGTTTAATGATAATTTTTAATTCGGTATCGTGGAAGAATTTTCTTTCCACAGGCAACGCACAGACAACTGTAAAACTAGATCGTTCCACAACCACTCTTATTGTTGGTAAGAACGGTGAGGGTAAATCCACCATTCTAGATGCGCTTTGTTTTGCTCTGTTCGGTAAGCCATTCCGAAACGTTAAGAAGAATCAGCTAATCAACTCTATCAATCAAAAGAACTGTATGGTTACTGTTGAGTTTACCATCGGCAGAAACAAATATGTTATCGAACGTGGTATCAAACCAAACGTTTTTAACATAATGCAGAACGGTGAATTGATCAATCAAGACGCTGCTGTTAAAGACTACCAGAAGGTGCTGGAACAACAGATCTTAAAGCTGAACTACAAAACATTCACACAGGTTGTTATCCTTGGTTCTGCTTCATTTGTTCCATTCATGCAACTTTCTCCGCTGCAGAGACGTGATGTTATTGAAGACATCCTAGACATTCGTATCTTCAGCACGATGAATCAGTTATTGAAAGAGCGTGGTAGTGCTACCAAAGATGCTATCATTCGTGTAGAGTCTGAAATCTCTAACGCAAAAACCAAAGTTGATTCTCAACAAACACTTATTCAGACTATCTCCAAAGCAAAGACTGATTCAATTAAAGTTGTTGAAAGTAAGATCAAACAGAACACAGCACTTATTGAAGAAACGCAAACAGAGATTGATGTGTTATTAGAGGATATTAAAACTCTAACAGAGAGTGTGTCTGGTAAGGGTGCTATCGAAGATGAGTTGCGCATTGCTTCAGGTGCACAAAACATCTTAGAAGAGAAACAAAATCGGTGTGCTGAGCATATCGAATTTTATCAAAAGAACGATTCTTGTCCAACATGTAGTCAAGAACTTGATCTGTCATTCAAACAGAACAAGGTTAATGAACTTGAAAACGAGATCAAAGAATTCAATACCAAATCAGGTAATCTACAGAATAAACTTACTACCCTTCGTGAAGACTTGGCTGCACTAGCTGCAATTCAAAAGCAGATCACTGATAAAAACATTGAGTTATCTACCAAGAATCAGACTGTAACAATTGTCAATAAACAAATTAAAGAACTTGAAAACGAGATTAATAAAACTAAATCAGAAACAACTGATATTGACATTGAAAAGAATAAACTGAAAGAATTGGCAGAATTGGCATTACAGAAAATTGCCTCTAAAAAGACATTAATTGCAGAACGAAATATGGAAGAAATTAGTTCTCAATTGTTAAAAGATACAGGAATTAAAACGGCTATCATTCGGGAATACCTTCCTGTAATGAATAAGTTAATTAATAAATATCTACAATCTATGGATGCTTATATCCATTTTGAATTAGACGAATCGTTTAATGAGATTGTTAAGTCACGATTCCGTGATGAGTTTACCTACGCTAGTTTCTCAGAAGGAGAAAAGATGCGTATTGATTTGTCCATTCTTTTCACTTGGCGACAGATCGCTAAGATGAAAAACTCTGTTAACACTAACTTACTAATTCTTGATGAGATCTTTGATTCTTCTCTGGATTCCGCTGGAACAGATTACTTCTTAAATCTAATGGGATCTCTTGGAGAGAATACAAATATCTTTGTAATAAGTCACAAGGGTGATCAGCTATTTGATAAATTCCGATCTGTGATTAAGTTTGAGAAGCAGCATGATTTCTCCACGATAGCGTCTGGCTAACCCTTTGCAATAAAAAATAAAATTTTTTGAAAAAAGTTGTTGACTTTTTCTAAGAAGTGTTGTATAATACATCTACAAACGTTGGAGATATATTATGACTGTTATTGCTTCTGATCTTTCTGCGAAACTACTGGCTACAGAAAACGTTACTGTAGTTCGGTCTAACGTTTCGACAGCATCCTTTGATGTAAAATCCCGTGTTCTTACCCTTCCTATGTGGAAAGATATGTCTCCAGAGATTGAAGACATGTTGATCGCACACGAGGTAGGGCATGCGCTTTATACTGACAATGATCAGTACAGCGCACCAATCAAACAAAACCCTTCTTTGCGTGGCTACATGAACGTCCTCGAAGATGTTCGTATTGAAAAGTTAATCAAGCGCAAATATCCTGGACTTCGTCGCCGTATGGCTGAAGGCTATCGCCAAATCAACGAAAAGAATTTCTTTGACGTGGACGGTAATGTCAACGAACAAATTCTTATTGACAGAATCAATTTGTGGTTCAAAGTAGGATTGTCCAGCAAAGTTACTTTCGACTCTGATGAGCGTAACTTTATCCAACGTGCTGAACGTCTTGAGACTATTCCAGAAGTTGTCAAACTTGCTAACGATATTTTTGCTTGGGCTAAAGCAAAGCGTGATGCAGAGCGTGAAGAACAAGAAGAACTATTGCGTATCGCTATCGAGAATGGTGAAATGGAAGAGGATGCTCAAGAAGAAGATTATGATGATGCGGATTCTGAAATGTATGAAGACGACACAGAATATGATGACTCATACGACCAGACTGAAGATGATTTTGGATCTGGGACTACCCCAGCCCCTGATAACAAAAACCATTTAGATGAAGGTACTATCGACAGAGATTCCACTCCTGAAACATTTGCACCTTTGGATTCATATAATGAGTTAGATGAAGAATCTGATTACACCAAAGATTCTTTAGAAGCAAAAACTCAGAAAGCGATGGACGCACGTCTTGAAGAAGCAGCTGATATGAATACCCAATACATCAACTGGGAATTCGGTGAGTATTATATCTCTCCTGTCGTTTCTTATAAAAATGTTATTAACGAAACTGATCTTGAGAAATTCCGCTCTGGATATGACGAGATGAATGAGAAAGTTGATGCTGAGTATGATCAATTCATTCGTGATTCTCAAAATGTAGTCAACTACATGGTTAAAGAGTTTGAGATGAAGAAGTCTGCACAGCTATTCAAACGTGCACAGACTTCAAAGTCAGGATCTTTGAACATGGGTAAAATCTATGGTTATAAAATCAAAGACGATCTGTTCAAACGAATCACTATCCTTCCTGAAGGTAAGAACCACGCTATGATGATTCTTGTGGACTGGTCAGGTTCTATGGATCGCATTATTAGGGACACACTATCGCAGGTCATTAACCTTGCTATGTTCTGCAACCGTGCCAAGATTCCATACAAAGTCTTAGCATTTACCAATGGATACCGTAATATGTCCCATGCTGAGAACATTGGTTTAGAGAAATACAAAGCTGCGTACGAAAAGTATTCTGCACAGCGTGAGAAAGATTATAATAAAGACGCTGGCACTGCTCCCTATATTAATGTGTCCTCTTTCGACTTCAATATGTTGGAACTGCTGTCAAGTAAGATGACTAGCAGCGAATTCAATACTATGACACGCAGATTGAAAGACTGGAGATTTTTCATGAGCCGTGGATATGGTCTTGCACAAACACCTCTGAATGAAGCACTGGCTTGGGTTTATACATACATGGGTGACTTTATCAAAGAAACATCTGCAGAGAAAGTTTCATTGATTACCCTTTCTGATGGTGCAGGTTCGAACCTGCATACTGAAAATGGTAGTTTGCATAACAGAAATTATGTTGATGGTGTGGCATACAAATGTCGCCACTTCATCACTGATCGTACTACCCAAAAAACATATGAAATGACTAACGATTCATATGCTCAGACAATCATGTTGAACAAGATGATCAAGGATCGTTGGGGTGTTACCACTATGGGTTATTACATCGTTGAATCAAATCGTAGTTCTATTCGAGATGGTTTTATGGTCAATAAAAACCTGAGTTGGGCTGATACTTGGAAGGCAGATAAAGAACTGACCAATGTTCGTGCTTCATTCAAGGACAAAGGGTACTATTCGCTCACAGGTACTGGACGAGACGAATTCTTTCTGGTTCCACGAAACAAACAGAAGATCACTATCGAAGAATTGAATGCAACTTCTGATATGACCTCTACTAGACTTGCAAGAAACTTCTCCAAGTTTCTGAATACGAAGAAAACCTCTCGTGTTCTTCTGACACGATTCGTTGATTTAATTGCGTAAAAGTGAAAAAAGTTGTTGACTTTTTGTAAAAACTGATGTATAATACATCTACAAACTTGAAATGGAGTCTATATTATGGCAAAGCGTGATACTCAATTCGTTACAGATTTTGAAACTAAGATGTATGAGATGTTTCCTGATCTGAAATCTTCTGGTCGTGTCAGTCGTCCACAACTTGTGGAAGTGATGGGTGCGATGAACACCACCAAATATCCTTTGTGGCTGATGGCTAACAAAGTTGGGCGTGGCTTGTATGCTATTGATGGTGGTGCTGCTGTCGTCGGCAACCTTGCCCTAAAACAAGAACCTGTTAGTGAGTCATTTATTGTGGATTATTCAGACACTAAAGCATTGATCCCTGCTGTGGATAAAAACTTTGTACCTTTCGGTAACTACAAAGATCTTGAGAACATTATTAAGTCTAAGATCTTCTACCCTGCCTACATCAGTGGTCCAACTGGTAATGGTAAATCAACCATGATCGAACAAATCTGCGCAAAGCAGAAGCGTCCTCTGATTCGTGTTAACCTCAATATGATGACAGATGAAGAACAACTCATCGGCTCGAAGACTTTGGTGGATGGAAACATTCAAGTGGTCGAAGGTCCAGTTCTTATCGCAATGCGTACTGGTACAACCCTCCTTCTGGACGAGATTGATGCTGGCTCTGCGAACACTCTCTTGTGTCTGCAGCCTATCCTTGAAGGTAAGCCATACTATTTCAAACTCAACAACGAGATGATTGTTCCTGCAGCTGGTTTCAACATCATCGCTACAGCGAACACCAAAGGTAAAGGTTCTGACGATGGTCGTTACATCGGTACAAACGTACTGAACGAAGCATTCTTGGAACGATTCGCTGTTACGTTTGATCAGGAATATCCTGGATCTCGTACTGAGATCAAGATCGTCCAGAACCTTATGACTCACTACGATTGTTTGGATGTAGAGTATTCAGAGACACTTGTAAAGTGGGCTGAAGCGATTCGCAAAACGTTCGATGATGGTGGCGTGGATGAAACTATCACTACTCGGCGTCTGACTCATATCGTTCGTGCATACTCCATCTTCCGAGAAAAGACTAAAGCTGTTGAACTCTGCTGCAATCGTTTCGATACATCGACTAAGCAAGCATTTATGTCTCTGTACGATGCTGTAGCAAACCCTGCAGCGACTCCTGAAGAGTCGTATAACGAAATCCCTGCTACAGAACCTGAAGTTGAGGAGAATAACATACCATATTAAGGGTTATTCCTCTGTAGAGTCGTAAGTTGTTGATTTTACAGAGGAAAATACTTGAAAAAAGATGCAAATAGTTGTTGACTTTTTGGATTTTATGGTGTATAATACATCTACAAACTTGAAATGGAGAATACATTATGTTGAAATTTGATACCCTGTCTCGTGCCCAGAAGCGTTTTGTGATTGCTGTCATTGAGCATAGCCCACAATACAAAACTGATCCTACCATCACGCTGAAAGAATGCGCTGCGATTTATTACGAATTGCGTGACCAGCGAGAAGGTAAGAAGGGTGAAAAGATTGGTTACCCTAACTGGTTGTTCGCTAAGAACAAGATCGCTCGAGGTCAGTACCAGTTGCCAATTCCCTCAGAAGCTGAACTCTCATCGTTCGCTCGAGACGAGACAATTCGTTCTAACCCTGTTAAAGCAGCAAAGGCTAAGGTTGCTTCCCTTGCTGCAAAGACCATCGTGACTGTAGATCCTGAAGAAAATCGTCTTCAGAAAATCATTGATGAGTCTTTGGAAGTCGAAGATTACGACTTCAACAATGACTTCAGCGACATCTGTCGTGAAGCTGGAATTGATGTAGGCGTGGATACTTCCAACTACTATTAATTCTGTTTAACCAGAGGGTGTTGAGCCATCCCACCCTCTGGATTTTTTTGTTATGATGGCATATCATGGAGATATTATATGAGTAAAACTGAATCGAAAACTGACAAGCTACTGACGGCATTTAAATCTGGTCGTATCCTTACGGCTAAACAAATTGCTAGCACGTATTCTCTAAAGAATCCGCATGAAGCAGTTCGTACACTACGTAACGCTGGCTTTGCGATCTACGGTAATGACGCTAAACTATCAGACGGTTCTGTCGTGACCAAGTATCGCTTGGGTCAACCATCACGTAAGATGGTCGCAGCAGCTGCAGCCCTCTTTGGTGCAGACGTCTTCTCTCGTTAATTAGAGAGAAATTGGTGAGAGGGGGAATTCTTTCCCCCTCCTCTTTTATCATTAGGAGAGTATATGACAATAGACTACAAATATAGTGAAGATTCTTTGATTAAGGAACTTCAAGAATATGTTGATTCAACTTATGGCGAACATTATTCGCAAAATAATATTCAGACAACTGAGTTTATTATCGATAGTGGTCACGGCATGGGTTTCTGTCTAGGAAATGTTATCAAGTATACTCAACGTTATGGTAAGAAAGAAGGGTTTAATCGTAAAGATCTATTGAAGGTCTTACATTATGCCTTGATCGCATTACATACACATGATCAAGATCATAACAAGTAGGAGTAATATATGATTGGAGTTGGTGATGGTGTTCCACAAACAAATTTTCTGTACCGTGTTCGCACAGATGGTAAAGATATCTGTTATGTGGACGAAACAAACGGTGGAGAAAATCCCTTTGAGTGGAAAGAACTCTCGACAGCAGATATCTTTTCTGGTAAACGTGTCGTAGTATTCTCACTTCCAGGCGCATTCACACCAACATGTTCGACTTTTCAGGTTCCTGGATTCGAACAAAATTATGACAAGATGAAATCCTTAGGTGTTGATGAGGTATACGTTATTTCTGTTAACGATACATTCGTTATGCGCCAGTGGATGATCCATCAAAAGGTTAAGAACATCAAGTTTATCCCTGATGGTTCTGGTAAGTTTACTGCTGGAATGGGTGCTTTGGTAGCAAAAGATAACTTGGGTTTCGGTGTTCGATCATGGCGTTATGCTATGGTGGTCAACGATGGAATTATTGAATATATGGGTGCAGAGGATGGAATCATGAACAATTGTGAGACAGATCCATATGTAAACTCTACCCCTGAAAAAGTTCTTGAATATCTTGAGAACGCTTGACATACAATGTAATATGGTGTATAATACATCTACAAAATTGAAAAGGGTAAATTATGAAACTATCTAAAGAAACACTCGCTCTCTTTAAGAACTTTGCTGGAATCAACTCCAACATTCTTCTCAAAGAAGGTAATAAACTTTCAACCATCTCTGCACAAAAGAACATCATGGCTGATGCTACTGTCGGTGAATCATTCCCTGACTTTGGTATCTACGACTTGAATGAATTCCTTGGTGCGATGTCGCTGTTCGATGATCCTGAACTAACTTTCCAAGAGAAGTATGTTACGATTCAAGAAGGTTCAAACAGCATCAAGTACTTTGCAGCAGATCCTTCTGTCCTTACCGTTCCTCAAAAGTCGATCACATTCCCTGAGTCTGACATTGACTTTACGATGACTGCTTCTATGTTAGGTATGATTCATAAAACTGCTTCTGTCCTACGTGCATCAGATGTAGCAGTTGTTGGCGACGGTAGCGTTATGAGTATTGTTGTCGGTGACAAAAAGAATGCCACTGGTAACTCTTACAGCGCAGATGTAGGCGCAACCGATAAGACGTTCAAAGTGAACTTGAAAGTAGAGAACTTGAAGATGCTTCCTGGAGACTATCAGGTAAGTTTGTCCTCTCGTAAAATCTCTCGCATTCAATCAGCTTCGAGCGATCTGGTTTACTACGTTGCCGTGGAAGCAGACTCCACTTTTTAATCTTGGATGTAAGGCGTGGTAAGGTTCGGTGAGTACACTGAAGACTACGCAGCCAAGAGTCCTGAGCATGACCGAAAACTGCTCTCTTATTTTATATTATGACTGGAGAATGCTATGATTGAAAAACGTGATGAACAGTTTTTGTGGGTAGAAAAGTATCGTCCACAAAAGATTGATGATTGTATCCTTCCTGATAGCATGAAGGAAACATTTCGTCAGTATGTTAAACAAGGAGAACTGCCGACTTTGTTGTTGTCTGGCACTGCTGGTGTCGGTAAAACTACTGTAGCAAAGGCACTGTGTAATGAAGTTGGTGCTGAGTATATCGTAGTGAATGGTTCTGAAGAGGGTCGTTCGATTGACGTTCTTCGTACCACCATCAAAGGATTTGCTACTAGCGTATCATTGACTGATGCCAAAAAAGTAGTTATCATTGATGAAGCTGACTACATGAACCCACAATCGGTTCAACCTGCTTTGCGTAACTTTATTGAGGAATACTCAAACAACTGTCGGTTTATCTTTACCTGTAACTTTAAGAACCGTATCATTGATCCACTTCACAGTCGTTGTTCTGTGATTGAATTCAAGATTGATGGTGCTGAGAAACAAAAGGTTGCTGGACAGTTTTTCAAGAGAGTTACTCAAATCCTCACACAAGAGGGTGTTGAATTTGATCCTAAAGTAGTCGCAGAACTTATCACTAAGTTCTTCCCAGATTATCGTCGTATGTTAAATGAACTTCAACGATACTCTGTTACTGGTAAGATCGACTCTGCGATCCTTGTGAACCTTTCTGAAGAATCATACAAGTCTCTTCTGCGTGACTTGAAAGATAAAAACTTCGGAGAGGTTCGTAAGTGGGTTGCCAAAAACAGCGACATGGAATCTACGGAGTTGTTTCGTCACCTGTACGATACTTCTTCAGGTGCCATGGAACCTGCTAGCATTCCACAAATGGTGCTCATCTTAGCTGACTATCAATATAAATCTGCGTTCGTTGCTGACCAAGAACTAAATACTATGGCAGCACTGACTGAGATTATGGCGCAATGTAGGTTTAAATGATGACACCTTTTGATTTTTTAAATGCTATCAATATGACGAAAGAGGATCTGTTCAAAGATCCTCAAGCTGAAAAAGATTATAATGCGTTTATTGTTAATCGTGGCTTGTCTTATTTTCCAGATACAATTCTTCTGGCTAATGAGATGAACGTAAGGCATGAACTACCTTCTAGTCTCCAATTTTCTTTTTTGCTAAATAGTGCTACAAAGCGTAAAAGATTCAGCAAATGGCATAAGAAAGATGCCTTCACTGATGATTTGAAACTTATCATGGAATATTATAAATACTCCAGTGAGAAAGCGAAACGTGCACTGGATGTTTTGACGTCCGAGCAAATACAAATAATTAGAGACAAATTATATAAAGGTGGAAAATAAAATGAGCGTTGAAATGATTTACTATGACTGGACACCAGAGTCCATGTTAGAGATTACGCTGCCTGAGCCAGATAACTTTCTTAAAGTACGAGAAACGTTAACACGTATTGGCATCGCTTCCAGAAAAGAACAAAAACTTTATCAATCTTGCCATATTTTACATAAGCAAGGTAGGTACTTTATCGTCCACTTTAAAGAGTTGTTTGCTCTTGACGGTAAAGAATCGAATATCACTTCTGGTGATATTGAGCGCAGAAATGCTATCGCTGGATTGCTTGGCGATTGGGAACTACTAAGTATTGTTACTCCTACCCAAGCTGAACAGAAGGCATCTTTGTCTCAAATTAAGGTGGTCTCTTACAAAGAAAAAGACCAGTGGGAACTTGTTCCAAAATATAACATAGGAAAGAAAAAATGATTAAACTTGAATTGACCGTAGAGGAAGCAAATACTATTCTTCGTGTGCTAGGTAAGCACCCATTTGAGGATGTTGTGTTACTCATTAACAAAATTAAACAGCAGGGCGAGCCACAGGTTGCTGCGATTGCAGAAGCTGAGGCAAAAGAGGCTCCTGCGGAGACTAAGTAATACTGAGGGTGATGCCTTAACACATCCGTGCGAGTCAACGGTTAGCTCGTTCCAATACCGCTCAAGGTGGACTTGCCTCTGGCTCCCCTCCGATCTGCGAGATTTCGAAGAAAGGAGAAGCATATGTGGACAAAACCTGTAGCAACAGAAATGCGTTTTGGCTTTGAAGTTACGATGTACGTAATGAATAAGTAGTAAGGAATTTGATGTGTGATTACTTTCATCGTACGTAAGGAGGTGATCCAGTTCTTGTTTCGTGTTTTTAACCCAAGTTCGTAACGACATCAAATCTGGTTGGTAGTCCAGTCAAAACTACCACCCCAATTTTCCCACTACCTTGGGAACCGTTTGACGCTACGGTATAAGGCGTTAAACCAGCAGCCTTGGCTCTGGCTAAACAAACCAAGGATTCCCATGCCTTCGGGGTGGTGTATAACTAAAACTCGCTTAATAGGAGAAACTAAATGCTAATGTACGCAAACATGGCTATTGATGCCATTCAAAATGCCAAATCATCTTGGCTCTCGACATTCGTCAAAGACGAAACTGTCAAAACTCCCCTACAAAATTTCGTAGACGCACAAACTGCTTTCACTAAGCAAGTCGCTAAGACTGCTTGGGAAGTAACTGGTGCAGCAGCGGAAGCTACTGTGGATAAAATGTTCACAAAGAGTAAAGGAGAGTAATATGACATATCTAAAACCATTTCAGGATTCTTTCAAAGACTTTGATAAGTTCTATGTTGGCTTTGATGACGTCTTAAATCGCATGACTAAAATTCATGACGAAGTTGCAAAGAACATCCCAAATTACCCTCCATACAACATCAAGAAAACTGACGAGAATACCTACGTCATCGAGATGGCTGTTGCTGGATTCGGTAAAACAGATATCACAATCGAAACTGAAGGTGACAAACTTGTCATCAAAGGTAACACCGATGCCAAAGAAGAAGAAACTAATATTCTATTCCAAGGATTGGCGTTCCGTCCATTCACTCGCATGTTTACACTCAATGATCAAGTTGAGGTAAAGAATGCTGAGATGATCAATGGACTATTAAAAGTCTCTCTAGAACGTATCATTCCAGAGGACAAAAAGCCTAAAAAAATCGAAATCGCTTAATGTGACAACGATTTAATAAACTAAGAGAAAACCCTACCTTTCACAAGAAGGTAGGGTTCAATTACGTGTGTCTAAAAGACTAAAGAAAGAGAAGTAAAATGAACCGATTAATTGAAATGATGGAGAGAGTGAAAGAACAAATAGCTGATTACCGTAACATTCAAAAGACTGTTGAACAACTATCAAAGCTGACTGATAAGGAACTGCGAGATATTGGTATTGGTCGTAATGATATTTACGAAATCGCAAAAGGAAACACAGCAGTTTATAGGAGAGTAGTGTAATGGAATCGCTCGCACAAATGTATTGGGAAGTTACGTGTAACTTCTGTATCAAAGTCCGCAATGTAATGGCAAGAGTTTTTGAAAAAATTATCTCAGTATTTGAGACTATGGGTCGTGCTCGTGCTGCTGCTCAGTTGGCAAACATGGGATATCATAAAGAAGCGAAAGCACTTATGTTGAACCATAAAAATAAGTAATACCCCCATAAAAAATTTCAGTGTAAAAAGTTGTTGAAAAACTTGAAAATATTACTAAATAAGCGTATACTAATACACAAGAGTTGAGGCTCTTTTAGTATATCTTTTAACTCCTCGTGATGAGGACACTTTCCCTTGGAGGGATTTATGAAAAATTTATTCGCTTATTCAACAATTGCATTGGGTATTACCCTTTTTACTTTTGGTCCAGCACACGCATTCTTCGATGATGGTAACGGCAACCACGCAGGTGGTGCTACTACTAAGATGAACAGTGATGCAAAGGGTCGTGGTGTTGCAACCTTTAATATGAACTTCTCTGCTTCTGCTAATACTGAAGCAAACTTCGATGCTGATGGCAACGCTGACATGCAGAACATGTTCTCTGGCGAGAATCGTGACTACTACTATCGTCCAGTAAACTAATCTCACTGGAGAGAGAGAAACAAGGGAGACTTCGGTCTCCCTTTTCTTTTGTAATAAATACCTTTTTGCTTGACATGTAACAAATATTCATGTATAATAGAACTTAGTAAATACCCATGCAAGTGTGCATTCCCTCTTAGCTCAGTTGGTAGAGCAACAGACTGTTAATCTGTGGGTCGGTGGTTCGAGCCCACCAGAGGGAGCCAAAATTGCCGATGTGGCTCAACGGTAGAGCAACTGATTTGTAATCAGTAGGTTGGAGGTTCGAATCCTTTCATCGGCACCATTTTATAGGAGGCGGTATGTTAGAATGTTTGATCGTAGGAGATAGCATCGCAGTAGGAGTTAGTCAAGTACGAAAAGAATGTGCGGCAATCGTTAAGAGCGGAATCAATTCCAAAGTATGGAACGAACGTCATCTCAATAGCCTAAAACCTGCTCGCACGTTGGTTATCAGTTTAGGTGCTAACGACTACAAAGGCATCAAGACAGAAGAGAACATTCGTATGCTACGGACAGTAGCCAAAGCAGATCAAGTGTTTTGGTTACTGCCCAGCGGTAAACTAAAACCCGCACAGGTAGAAGCAGTGAAACGTGTTGCTGAAGAATTTGGAGATGTGGTTATCTCCAGACCAGAAACTGATATAAGTCCTGATGGCGTCCATCCGACTTATAAGGGTTACAAGAAATTGGCAGCACAAACTAATGGTACTTTGGAGAAGTAGGAAAATTGGTAACCCCAGTGGACTGTAAATCCACCGCCTCTGGCATTGTGTGTTCGAGTCACACCTTCTCCACCAGTTTATATCGGAGATTAGCGCAGTCTGGTAGCGCATCTGCTTTGGGAGCAGAGGGTCGTAGGTTCGAATCCTACATCTCCGACCAACATAAATATTGATTATGGATGACGTACAAATAACCCCAGACATGATTGTTTTTCCGCAAACGCTGCATGGTCAGTGGTTAGTGAACGTTTCTATTTACGAGAACATACAAATTCTCATCATGGCACAAAACAGATACAGTGGGACATTGATAACAAGAGTTTTCTATAACCCAACTGATGCTGCTGAATTTATCGAACTAATTGGAGATTATAATGAGTGAAGTAAAAGTATATAAAATGATCAGTGGAGAAGAGGTTATTGGTAATCAGATTACTGAAACCGACACACATTACACTGTAGATAAACCTGCATCAATTATGATGACAGATCAGGGTAACGGTAAAGTTGGTGTTGGAATCGCACCATTTATGCCCTATGCTGAAGGAGAAAAGGTTGATATCAATCGCCTAGCTGTAGCTGCATCGGCTACTCCAGCTAGTGAGATGCTCAATGAATACAATCGTATCTTTGGGAGCGGTCTCATCGTCCCTCCAAAGGGGATCCTGAAGGGTTAACCCCCAGTTTCTAGCCCCACGAATCTCCCCTGTAAGTTGTTGAATTTACAGGGGATTTTTATTGCATAAAGTTGTTGACTTTTTCAGAAAAGTGTTGTATAATAACTTACAAACTTGAAAAAGAGATTGATTATGGACTATGAAACCCTCGCAAAAGCTGTCTCAAAAATGACCCTACAGGATCTAGGGGCATTCGCTGAAACCCTGTACAAAAATAACTCTAGCCATTCGGCTGTCCTCTCCAGAGAACTAGAGATTCTGGAGATGGATGAGCACTACGCTAACAATGAAATTAGTGCTTGACTTTTTTCAATAGTTGTTGTATAATGTATGTATGAATGAGGTGATTGATATGACTCTTACAGAAAAACTCGCTACTATTCCTGGACTTACTCAAGATCTGGAGCATTGGGCATCATATGAAGTCTACACTGCAGAAGATCTCGAGAGGTATCTTTTGGAGACAACCATCTGGGACATGTACAAAGAAGTGCATGGCATCCGTCCTCGTTTTATGGACATGAGTTCTATGTCTATCAAAGAATTGGAAGCTGAAATTGATTCGCTCGATAAGCAGTTGACAGAAGTTATTGCACGTGAAAAAGCTGCGCAAGCTGAATCGATCACTGCGTTCGAAAAGCATGTTGTCAATACTATCTTTATGGGTGCAGGTGATCGTGAGACAGCACTGCGCTGGATCATGGATGGTAGCGAAGCTGGTGGAGATTGGGAATACTTCTCTTACCTGCATGGGTTGCCATATTCTTACTTCAAGACTATGCAGGTGGCTGCATGAAACTTATACTAGAAACTACCAAATGGGATTCTCCAAATCAAAAGAATCATGTTTACCTTGTAGATGATAGTATGTATAAAATGGTCGGTTATATCAAGAATGGTTCTCCTAAGATGACGATCTTCTCGAAGCCGATGACATTCGATAAACGTAGACGTACCTTCAAAACTATCAAAACAAATCTGGAGTTTGTTAATGAAAAAGTACATACTGGTTGATGCTATTTCATCTTTTCGTATTCGGTATGCGGTATCAGTTCCTGCAGACTTTGATGATGCAAAAGCAAAAGAATGGGCAGGTGACAGTGTTACCTGTGAAGATGTTGAAGAATTTTCTCAAGAACACATCGGTGAACAAATTTCATCTATGCGTATCCTGAGTGAAGAAGAACTGCTTGCGCAGTTTGATGAAGATAATGATTATCTTCGACCATGGAGCAATGAATTAAAACTCCAAAACGTTTATGATCTTGATAAAGATGGTAATAATGTAAAAAAGGAAATGTAATGGAAACTAAAACAATTGTGGTACGTGCAGTATCAAATGGGTTTGTTGTTGAAACTCAACACCCATCCGATGGCGATCAGGAGATGGTATTTCAAAAATACTTTCAAGTGATGCGCTTTATCAAAGAATTCCTAAAGGATGAGG